ACTCACTGCGCCCATTATTGGAAAGAATTGAACAAGCTCTCTCACCTTTATTGCCTGAGCCAGATGGATTCATCAAGTTTAATCTTGACGCCCTACTTCGCGGCACAACAATTGAACGCTACGATGCTTACACAAAAGGACTTCGCGAAGGCTTCTTGAGTCTTAATGATGTTCGCGCTGTTGAGGATTTATCGCCACTAGGCGAGGCAGGCGACCAACACCGCGTACCTCTACAGAACATTGACGCAGCAGATGCCCCTGAAGTTGGTATGAAACTTAGAGCTGAAATCATCGCTCAACTTGTTCAAGTTGGCTTTGATCCGCAAGCAGTCTTGAAGGCTTTGGATATGCCAAGCATCAAACACACAGGCGTTCCAACGACACAGTTGCAGGCAGTTTCAACAATTGACCCTGGCGCACCTGAATCCGTTTATGAGGTTGAGTAATGCCTTACTACATCTCAGATTCTCAAGGTGATTGCGATGGATGGGCAGCAGTTAAAGAAGAATCAGATGGCTCATATACAACTATTGGATGTCATAGCACAAAACAAGATGCAATTGACCAGATGGTTGCAATTTCAATTTCAGAAGATATGGAACCAGGTGGAGAAATAAGAGCAGTTGATTTATCTGCTCCTTCATTTATTCGCGAGAACGCTGCGCGTGGGTTGAAGTATTTAGAAGAAGGTTTTGGGGGAGATGGTTTAACTGATGGCACCAAGCGTGAAGCACGCGAAATGGCAGCAGGAAGAATTACAGAAAACAAGGTGCGCAAGATGGCGCCTTGGTTTGCCCGCCATCAAGTTGATGGACAAGCACCAAAGAACAGTGACCCTTCGCACGCTGAATATCCAGGAGCAGGCTTAGTTGCTTGGCTACTCTGGGGCGGCGATTCCAACTTCAGTGAGAGAGCGCAAAATTGGGCGCAACGCAAAATTGATGCCTTAGAAGCTGAAGCCGATTCAAGGAGCAAAATGAAAAAAATCGAACGCCGCACATATACAGTGCAGGATGTTGAAGCACGCCAAGCAGAAGATGGCGTTATGCGTTTATCAGGGTATGCGGCGGTCTTTAATGATGCCAGCGTGCCATTACCCTTCAAAGAGAGAATCGCGCCAGGTGCTTTTCGTAAAACACTTACAGAACTACCTGATGTTCGCCTTCTAATTAACCACGAAGGTCTGCCACTAGCTCGCACAAAGAATGACACATTGACTTTGACTGAAGATGAGCGTGGCCTTCGCTTTGATGCCGAACTAGCAGACACTCAAGAAGCCCGCGACATTTACACCCTTGTTAATCGCGGCGATGTGGATCAGATGAGCTTTGCCTTCCGCGTCATTCGCCAAAATTGGAACAAGGATAAGAGCGAGCGCACATTGACCGAGGTTTCACTCAGCGATGGCGACATTTCAGTTGTCACCTATCCTGCCTACCCAACGACATCAGTTGAAGCCCGCCAAAAGATTGCCAGCGCCTTGGATGCCATCAAAGAAGGTCGCAAATTAGATGAGGATTCCATCAAGGCACTTCGCGATTATCTCTCAGACCTGCTAGATGCTGAAGATGAAGATGAAGATGAAGATGATGATGAAATGGAAACTGAATCAATCCGCGCCGTAGATACTGTCGGAGATTTTGTAGAATGGGATTCAGCCGGTGGCACCGCCCGTGGCCGTGTCGAACACGTTATGCGTGAAGGTGTGCTTGGTATTCCAGACACCGATTTCTCAATTACCGCAGAGGAAGATGATCCTGCAATTCTTATTCGTATTTATCGTGAAGTTCGTGATGGCTGGGAAGCAACTGAAACCCTTGTTGGACATAAAGCCTCAGAACTTCGCCCTATTGATGCACTGCCAGCGCCAAGTGAAGAGCAAAGCCGCAAGATTTCACTTCGCCTAGCAAAAGCAATTATCAACTCAAACAAATAGATTTCTGCTCATCCGAGCAGATTACGAAGTCGGAGCGAAGCCCACACCCTCAATTGAGCGCCGTGAAGCGTCATCGCCACCACCTCGGAACCTTACAAACACTCACAAGGAGTACTCAAATAATGTCATATGTTGACAAAGTAATTGAGCGCCGTGATGCAGTGAAGGCTGAAATGGATGCAGTTCTTGAGGCAGTAGCCGCAGAGAACCGCACCGACCTCACAGCTGAGGAAACCGAAAAGGTTGATGCCCTCGTTGAAGAATCACGTTCACTCGATGCAAAAATTGAGAAGTTAACTGCTCAGGCAGTTGCAGATGCAAAGGCAGCAGAAGCACGTTCTGTTGTTGCAGAAGCACTACCAAAGGCTTCAACTTCAATCGTTCGCGAAGAGCGCACATATCGCCCAGACAATGGAACATCCTTTGTTCGCGATGCGTTCAATGCACAAGTACGTGGCGATTACAGCGCTTCCGAGCGCCTAGCACGCCATATGAAGGAAGAGTCAGTTGAGCGTCGCGATGTTGATACATCAAACTTCGCTGGACTTGTTGTTCCACAATATCTAGTTGACCTAGCAGCACCTCTTGCTCGCGCAGGTCGCCCAACGGCAGATTTCGCAACAAACAAGATGGCACTTCCAGCAGCTGGAATGTCACTTGAAATCAGCCGTATGACCACAGGTACATCAACAGCAATTCAGGAAACACAGAACACTGCTGTTTCCGAAACTGATGCTGACGATACACTGCTCAGCGTTCCTGTAAGAACGATTGCTGGACAGCAAGACCTATCCCGCCAAGCAATTGAGCGCGGAACAGGCATTGACACATTCGTTGTTGCTGACCTAATCCGTTCTTGGCACACCACACTTGATGCTCAGGTCCTAAATGGAACTGGCAACAATGGTCAGTTCAAGGGAATCCGCAACGCTGGTGGAAACGCAATTACTTTCACTGCAACAACACCTACAGTTGCATTGCTTTATCCAAAGTTGGCAGATGCTCTACAGCAAGTTCAGAGCAATGTGTTCACCACACCAACAACCTGGATTATGCACCCACGCCGCCTAGCATTCTTGCTAGCAGCAACTGATACAGCTGGTCGCCCATTGGTAGTTCCTGCCGCTGGCGTACCACAGAATGCAGTATCAACTGGCGCAGGCGTTGCTCAGTACGCAAACTCAGGTTATCAACTACTTGGTCTGCCAATCGTTTCAGATGCAAACGTAGGAACAACTTACGGCGCAGGCACCAACCAAGATGAAATCTATCTTGTTGATGCACGCGAAATGCACCTCTGGGAGCAACCAGGATCACCATTCTCACTACGCTTTGATGCAACTACCCCAGGTAGCTTGACCATCAAGACTGTTGTTTATGGTTTCTCTGCCTTCACAGCAGAGCGTTATGCAAAAGCCGCTTCCATCATTTCAGGAACTGGTCTAGTTGCACCATCCTTCTAATTAAGAAGGAATAACTAAATAGTTGTGTAGGGGCGAGTGGGAATCCCCCGACTTGCTCGCCTCTACACTTCCTAATGAATCGGGGGATTCAATGAAGTCAGGTCATAAAGTTTCAATTGGCGCCTGTGACCCAGGCTCCGTCAACGCGGCGTGGGCATATAGAATGTTTCAACTCTGCCAAAATCGCGCCGACAGACTAGGGCCATTTGTCAGAATTAAAGGCTCAGGATTACTTTCCAAGATGCGCAATCGCGTCGTTAAGGCTTTCCTTGAGAACACCGATTCCGACTGGCTCTTGATGATAGATACCGATGAGCAACTAGACACCGAAACATTTGACTTACTCTGTCAAACTGCTCACGATAAAGAACGACCAGTAGTGTCAGCCCTTGTCTTTGCGGCCTTTGACGCTCACAAGCATTTATATCCAAAGCCAGTTCCAGCCATCTTTCAAGATGTGCCTGAAGGCTTCTTGCCTTTGTTCAAATATGACCGCAACGCGGTCTTTCAAATTGATGCCTGTGGAACTGGGTGCCTTCTTATACATCGCAGCGTCTTAGAAAAAATGCGAGAGATGGCAGACCCCCATCAAGGCAAAGACTGGTGTTGGTTCTGGGATGGACCTATTGATGGCAATTGGATTAGCGAGGATTTGCTTTTCTCAAGAAGGATTCGTCAATTAGGATTCCCCATACACGTAAACACCGCAGCAGTTCTGCCACATCAGAAGTCTTATTGGCTTGATGAAAGGCATCACCTATCGTGGAAAGAATAAAGTTTTGGCGGAAACAAACCGCAACAGCAACTCCCGATTTAGAACGGGCAATAGCACCGAAGGCAGAGAAGAGGAAAAAGCGTGGCTCTAATCAACGCATATTGCACACTGTCAGACTTGAAGGAATCTCTAAACATCGAGGACATTCAGGATGATACTGCTCTTGAGGCAGCAATTATGGCCTCAAGTAGAATGATTGATGACTATACCGGCAGATTCTTCTACAGAGATGGCACAACCAATAGTCCTGTGACGCGTTACTATACGGCGCAAGATTGGTGGACAACCAATACTGATGACTTTATTAGTCTAAATGAAATTGCTACAGATGATAACTTTAATCAGTTATACACAACAGTTTGGGCAACATCTGATTATATGGTTGAGCCAGTAAATAACCCACGCCGAGGATGGCCTTACACAAGATTGCTCGCCATCGGCGCTTATATCTTTCCTTACAACTTGCCTCAATCAGTTCGCATAAAGGCAGTTTGGGGCTGGTCATCAGTTCCACACGAAGTTGCGATGGCCTGCAAGCTTCAATCCTCACGCCTGTTTGTACGCCGTCAGTCGCCATTTGGTATCGCAGGAACTCCTGAATTGGGAACTGTAAGACTTGGCTCTCGACTAGACCCAGATGTTGAGGTTCTACTTCGCCCATTCCGCAAACTCTCGGCGTTGGCAAAATGAAACCTACGCAGGTTCGCGAAGGCATCAAGAAGAATCTTTCCTCAATCAAGGGTCTGCGCTCATACGACATTATGCCTGACCTACCACAGCCACCTTGCGCTGTTATAGGGCAATTAGATTTTACTTTTGACTTAAACAATAGCCGTGGTTTGGATCAAGCGAACTTAGATGTCTATGTTCTAGTCCAACGCTTCTCTGAAAGAACGGCTCAAGATAATTTAGATAAATACTTAACTGGCTCTGGTGACTTTTCTATCAAGGCAGCAATTGAATCTGATTTAACACTTGGCGGTGCGTGTAATGCCTTGCGTGTCACTTCAGCAGAATCAGGAACATATCTCGCAGGAGATGTGGAATTTCTATCATACAGATACAGGTTAACCATCTGGGGTCAAGGAGAATAATGAGCTACACAGTTAATTCAGATACGTTCACTCTTGCAAACAAGGGTGCTTCTATATCCGATAAAGAATTGCAAGAAGCAGGATGTAATGTCGAGGCACTTGTTGCCGCAGGCCATCTTATTTCTGCAAAGTCAGCAAGCAAACTAGCAACCGAAAGCGAGATTGAATAATGGCACGCATTGTCTTGACAGATGCCAGCATCGTCATTAACTCTGTTGATCTCAGCGGATTTATCGCCAGCGTGAGTATCACGACTAGCGAAGATGTCGTTGAAACCACAGGATTCTCATCCACCAGTGCCGCAGGTCGTACCCGTGTCGCAGGCTTGGCTGATAACTCTGTAACTTTGGAATTCCATCAGGATTTTGCAACATCCGCGGTGGAACAAACGATTTACCCGCTTATTGGAACTACAACAACCGTTGTAGTCAAGCCAACAAGCGCAGCAGTATCTGCAACAAATCCTTCCTACACCTTCACAGCTCTTGTTTCAGAATGGCAACCGCTATCAGGTTCAGTAGGAGAATTGGCCACTGCAAGTGTGACTTGGCCAGTTTCAGGCGCTATCACAAAAGGAGTATAAGTAAATGGCCCGTATAGTTTTAACTGATGCTTATGTAGTGTTTGCAAGCACTGACATCTCGCAATATGTCACATCGGTAACACTTTCCTCAACACTAGATGTCGTGGAAACTACCGGTATGTCAAACACCAGCCGCACCCGTGTTGCTGGTCTTCGCGATAATCAGGTGACTTTGGAATTCAACCAGGACTTTGCTTCTGGCGCTCTTGAGGCACTTGTTTATCCAAGCGATTCAACTAGCAAAATTGGTACCGCAGTAACTATGGAAATTCGCCCTACAAGCGGATCGGCTTCCACAACCAATCCAAAATATACATTCTCAGCATTGATTTCAGAATGGCAAAGCCTTTCAGGAAGCGTTGGCGAATTAGCCACGGTTTCAGTTACTTGGCCTATTTCTGGAGCAATTACAAAAGCAACTTCTTAATAACCCAAGGGGGAAACAATGGATGGATTAGCAATCAAAGTAAAGACCACTGATGGCAATGATTCGGCATATAAGCTGACTCCAAGAATCATCGTGGCATTTGAACAGCACTTCGGTAAAGGACTACCTAAGTTAATTGGCGAAGAGCAGAAAATAGAGCATATCTATTGGCTGGCTTGGAAGGCTCAACAGGTCAATGGCGTAGTCGTAAAACCATTTGGACCTGATTATCTGGATACAATTCTCAGCGCAGAATTGGATGCCGACCCAAATTCCGAATCCACCGCGAAAGCCTGACCTACACAGTAGCAGCAATTGCGGTGGAGACTGGCATATCTCCAATTGATTTACTTGATGCCCCTGAAGGCATCATTGAGGCAATAGGGATTTATTTGAAAGAACGGGTGAAGAAAAATGGCGGATGAAGTCATAGTGTTAACAGGTATCAAAGAAACACTTGATGCCTTGAAGCAATTTGATAAATCTGCCGTTCGTAAATTCAACAAGGTCATTAACACCGAACTTGCCGGTGCCGAACGCGATGCTCACAGCATTGTTCGTGGCATTGGCAATTCACAAACGGATACTCCGATGAGCGGTTGGCGAACATACAATGCCGCCAACCCTCGCAGGAGTTCTCGCGGTGGCGCTGGCTGGCCTGCTTGGAATACTGGCGAGGTTGTCGCTGGCATCCGTAAGTCAAAGGCACAAGGCAAGGTGCGTGGCGATTACACTACCAGCGCAGGTGCCTTAATAAATAAAAGCGCTGCTGGAGCTATCTTTGAAGTTGCAGGCCGTAAAAATGGCAAGAACGCAACTGGCAGGAGATCAGGCGAACAGTTTATGAGAACCTTATCTGCAAGGTTCAAGCCTGCATCGCGTATAATTTGGCGCGTAGTTGATAAAGACCGCGCAAAAATTGAAGCTAATGTCGCAAAAGCCTTAAATGAGGCAAAAGCAGAATTACAAAAGAATTTGAATAGAGAGCGGGATTAGAGATGGCAGTTGGCGCAGTAGTAGCCCGAATTCTCAGCCAATACTCTGATAAAGGTTCCAAGGCTGCTCAAAAAGATATAGCAAAACTTGGCAAGAATTTTGATGCCTTTGCTAAGAAAACAGTTAAGGCATTTGGCGTGGCAACCGCCGCCGTCGCCGCCTTTGCCATCAAAGTTGGCAAAGATGCGGTACAGGCAGCCATCGCCGACCAAAAGAGTCAAGCATTACTTGCCAACAGCCTTCGCAATACCACAGGTGCAACCGACGCCGCTATTGCTTCAGTTGAAGCCTATGTGTCTAAATTACAACTTGAAACTGGCGTTGTCGACGATGATTTAAGACCTGCTCTTGCCAAACTTGCCGCAGTCACAGGATCAGTTAGTGCAGCTCAAGACCTTCTTGGAACCGCATTAGATATTTCAGCCTTCTCTGGCGTTGACCTTGGCACCGCCACCGCTGCTGTCACTAGAGCCTTACAAGGCAATTTTAGAAGTCTACAAAAATTAGTTCCAAGCCTTGATACAGCAACTCTAAAATCTAAAGATTTTGCAGCGATTATGGCTGAGGTTCAAAAAGCAACGGCAGGCGCTGCTGCTACAAGAGCTGGAACTCTTGAATATAAACTTGAAATCTTGCGCATTCGTTTCGGTGAAATTCTTGAAACACTTGGTTATGCCTTATTGCCAGTTATAGAAAAATTTGCTAATACATTACAAAAAGATGTGCTGCCTCAAGTTGAAAAATGGGTAAAGACAAATCAAAAAGGTTTAGTTGAAGGTTTAGAAAAAGCAGCCGAAATGGCAATCAAATTGGTTAAAGGTGCTATTGCTTTCAGTAACTGGGTTATTGAAAACACTGGTTTGATTAAAACACTTGTGGCAATTATGGCGACTATGTTTGCTGTAAGTAAGATTTATTTATTCATTACAGGATTACAAGGAATTGCTACTGCTTTTGGGCTTATTACAATTGGCGCAAATGGAGCAACAACAGCAACTCTTCGTTTCAAGAAAGCTGCTGGTTTCCTTCTTAAATTTGGCAAAATTCTTCTTGGTGTTTTGGCTGTTCTTAGTTTATCGGGATCAAGTAGAACTGAGGATGGATACCCAGCAGGAACTGTGGGCGCACAAAATGCCAAAAAGAAAAAATTAATGAAGGCAGCAGAAAAGCCTTTAGGCAATTTCCAAATGTCAACTGGAACAGTATTACAAAGTAGCGCAACCGCAGGAGATTCTAGCCTTGATGCTATTTTGGCCAAACTTACTGCTGGTCAGAATAAACTCAATAACGCTAAGAAAAAAGAACTTACAATTGAGCAAAAGATTATCAATGCAATGCTCAAAAAATATGGTTTATCTTTGATGACCGCCAAGGCTGAGGCCGAGGCAACTGCTGAAGCAATTAAACGCAACTTAAATCGTCAAGAACGTATTGCCAACTCCCCAACTGTATCCCTAGCAGCGCAGGGCGATGGCTCGGCAACAGGCAGTTCTATATCGGGTTCAGGCACGCCAAATGTAAATGTCACAATAACTACGCCACACGGCACTGCCGATGATTACACAGTTGATTTAAGAAATCGAAATGCTGTTATTGCTCGCAGGCAAGGCCGACCAACGATTTTGGCTAAATAATGGCAAAGTTCGATGGGGTCACAGCACCGACGCTGCAAGTGCAATTCTTCCTAAGCTCTACTTGGACAAATGTTTCATCTGATGATGTCTTAGAAATCTACATTAGGCGCGGCCTGCGCCAATACGATGTGTTGGCAGAGGCAGGCGTTGCCAGCATCAAATTCAATAACTATTCAGGCAAGTATGATCCTGATAACGCCTCAAGCACCTATTATCCAAACCTCAAGGCTGGCTTACAGGTTCGCATTCAAGGAACTTGGTCTGCAACTGCCTACACGCTATTTCAGGGCTTTGTGGAAACCAATGTAGTAAATCAAGGCCATTACCCAACTGTCACAATGAATCTAGTTGATGGCCTTGGCTACATAGCCGATGCCACAGCGCCAGTGCTGGCATCCCTAGATTTTGAGGAAACTGCCGCAACCCGCGTAGGGCGGATGCTTGATTATGCAGGCTGGCCAGGTGGCGGTTCTCGCTCTTTAACAGGCACTGTGACGATGGCAAAAACTATCCAAGGCAAATCCTGCTTACAGATGATTTTCCAAGCCGTCAATACCATCGCAGGTCGCTTCTATATTTCAAGAAGTGGCGTGGCAACGCTAGTGCCATTATCAGATAAATTCTCACGCCCAACGCAGCTTCTATTTAGCGACCAAGGCGATGCCAATTCGCTGGACTATCAGGGCCTTGTTGTTGACCCAGGCACTTACTATGTCGTCAACCAAGCCGTTGTCGATCGCGGGGCATCTGCCACTGTCACCTCTACCTATAACCCAAGCAAGACCGCCTATGGCCTTGTTTCAAAAACCTTTGATGCGCCTATCGTCAATTCAACTAGCGCAACTAACTTAGCTCTATATCAATCACGCCAACAGGCAGACCCAGTTACCTATGCCAAGCAGATAGATTTCAGCGCACTTAATCTAAATACTTTGAACCCTGATTTCCTAGCCTGCGAAATTGGCGACCAAGTTAGTGTCAAGCGCGAAACTGTTGATAGCCGATTCTTGACTTACAATCTAGTCATTGAGGGAATGACCCATAAGATTAACAGTGACGATTGGAAAGTCACATTTCATACATCGCCCATCAATCCATACTCAATAACCATTTAGGGGTAAGCGATGCCATTATGTCCACAGATAACTAATACACCCGTCACGGTCACACAGACCAGCGATTTTGTTGTGACATCTGTTGTGCCTCTTATTGCTGACAATAGAGATGGCTTGGCAGGCAATATCGAATCAATTGAAATCTTGGCAGATGGCAAGACAAAGGTTTATCGCCAAGCAGCAGAACCTACAGGCGCTGATATAAATAATGGCGATCTTTGGATTGATACTGATGATGGCAACAAGTTATATGTAAGAGCAGGTGGCGTTTGGGTAACTGCTCAAGATGCGTCAATAGGCACGGCGCAGGCAGCGGCCAATGCCGCAGCCGCTGCCGCTGGTACTGCTCAATCAACAGCCAATACCGCTTTGGCAAATGCCGCTACTGCATACACCGCAGCTATTGGATCACTACAGCCAAGCGCAAACACAATAGTCAATGCGCAGAATCAAATGACTGCTATCAATGGCGGTGGTATTACTGTTTATTCTGGTGCTTCTGCAACTACTGGCGCTCGGGTAGTTCTCAATTCTGCTGGCTTAGCCGCTTTTAATGCAAGCAACGTTGCAACCTTTTCTTTAACTGCATCAACTGGTGCGGCGGTATTTTCAGGCAGCGTCACAGGCGCAACTATTACTGGTGGCACTCTTAATATCAATGGCAATGCCATCATTGATGGCACTGGGCTATTGACGGCGACAGGTGCAACGATTACAGGTACTATCAATGCCACTGCTGGTTATTTTGGCACGGCGACCAATGGATATAGCATCAGTTCTGCTGGTTTAACTAGCGTAGGCACTACAGCAATTACTGGCGGCACAATCCAAACCTCGACTGGCTCAAACGCGGTTATCTTAAATGGCGCAAGCAACGCACTGCAGTTCAAAGCGGGCGGCAGCGTTGTTTGTAATATGCTTAATTTTAGTAGTTCGGGAGCGCTTTGGCATTACGGCTCCACACCTGATTCAACAGGCGCAAGTTATCCCTTTGTTAAAATCAGTTCTACTTCAGCTAGCCTCGATGCGAGTAGCTCGCAATCAATCGGTGCAGGAGCTAATGGAAATACGGTTGTAGGTCAAACAACATACTCAGGTGGAACCCACACCTTTAGCAATACTTTAACTGCAAGTTCTACTTTTAATGCAAATTCTGATGTATTTATGCCAAATCTAACTACCACGGCATCGGCAGCAAATATGCGCGTTGGTACTGGCGCTGCTGGCGAAGTCTTTGAATCAACGGCATCAAGCCAAAGATTCAAAGAAAATATCGTAAATCTAACAACAGTATTTGACCTTGACCCAAAACAATTGCTTGATTTACCAGTGCGAGCATTTACTTACAAAGATTCTTATTTGCCCACAACTGATGACAGAAGTGGCGCAATGATTCCTGGGTTTATTGCTGAAGAAGTAGATTCTATTTATCCAATCGCTGCTGATTATGACCAAGAAGGCCCACACAATTGGAATGAAAAAATGATAGTTCCTGGTCTTTTAGCCTTGATTCAAGAAATTTATACTAGAGTAGAAGCACTAGAGGGGGAATAAATGGATGAACAACTAGATGTCAATGAGATATTGGCAGCGATGCGTCAGCAAATAGGGGTAATGGCACAAGAAAATGCCATCCTA